CAACTGTTGCAGCAGTACATGACGGGGGAGCAGGTGGCCCGTATCACGGGCCGTGAAGGTGAAGACATTTTTTACCAGTACACCCGTGAGGATATTGCGGGCGAGTACGACTTCACGGTTGAGGGCGGTTCAACCATGCCGATGAATGACACGATTCGTAAGCAGCAGGCGGTGTCGTTGCTGAACGCTATTGCGCCTCTGGTTGGCACAGTGATTGATCCGTCAGCGTTGGCGATGCACGTTCTTCGTGAGGGGTTCGACATCAAGAATCCTGAACGGTTTATGATGCAGCAGCCTGCGGCACCTGAGGCGGTTGCTGAAGCGGAAGCTGGTGCGGCTCCGCAGATGCCGCCGTTGCCTCCGCAGGAGCCTGTGTTTGCTCCGACGGGTGGTGTTCCGCCCGAGTTGTTAGCCCAGTTGCAAAACCAGATGGGCTTGGAGTTGCCTTCCCTGTAACGGGTGGGACACGGTGTATGTCCTTCTAGGAGCAACCTTTGGACTCCCAGGAGGCGATAGTGCCAGAAGAAAACATGGAAACGACGGAACCCGCGCCAGCGGACATCCCAGAGGTTTCATCAGACGAAGTAAGTCAGGAACCTGCGGAAACGTATGTCGTCAAGGTTGACGGCGAGGAACAGCAGGTCAGCTTGTCGGAGCTTCGGGACGGATACCAACGTCAGGCGGATTACACCCGTAAGACGCAGGAGTTGGCATCTGAGCGTCAACGGTTGCAGCAGGCCGAATCCATCGCTAAGGCGTTGGAATCGGATCCTTCTGGAACGATCTCAGCGTTGTCGTCCGCATTTGGTTTGGATACCCAACCCACCCATGAGCAGCAAGAAGCTTGGGACGAGTTGGATCCGACTGAGCAGCGGATTGCGCGGATCGAACACCAGATGGAGCAGCAGGCTGCGGTTGGGCGACGCACCGCCCTTGACAAAGAAGTAGCGGGGTTGAAATCCAGGTACGGGGATTTTGATGAGCAGGAGCTGTTCAATCATGCTTTGCGTAATCAAATCTCAAACCTGGATGCGGCCTATGCCCACATGAGATTTGGTGACGTTGCGTCCACCGCTGAGAAACTTCAGGCGGACAAGGATGTAACAGAATCGAAGCGGGATGCTTCCCTGGTTGAGTCCAAAACTGGAACTCAAAAAGGAAGCGTTGTTTCCCAATCTGCGGGCAAGCCCATGTCTATCCGTGAAGCCTTTGCGATGGCGAAACAAGAACTGACCACATAAACCTCTTAGGGAGAAACTCAAATGGCGGGTAACGCTAACTTTGACGAGATTCTCTCCACCACGCTAAAGAACTACATCCCGAAGCTGACAGATAACATCTTCAGCGCAAGGCCGTTGTTCTACGCTTTGACGAACGGGCAGACCATTCGTCGGATCAGTGGCGGAGCGAACATCGTCGTACCGATCATTTACGGTACGAACTCAACCGCTGGCTCGTACAGCGGTACTGACACTATTGCCACGACGGCACAGACGGGCATCAGCGCGGCTGAGTATTCGTGGGGGCAGTATGCAGCCACGGTGACCATTTCGGGCATCGAGGAAGCCAAAAATAACGGTGAGGCACAGATCATTGATCTGCTGGAAGGCAAGATTTTCCAGACGCAGGAAACTGTTATTGAGAACATGAACACCATGTTCTGGGCGGATGGCAGCGGCAACGGTGGCAAGGACTGGAACGGGCTGGCAAACATTGTCGGTGGAACGGGCGTAACCCTTGGTGGAATCGACCCGACTGGCGCAGGCAACTCATTCTGGAAGTCCACTGAAGTTGACCAGGGTGGTGCAATCACCATAGCCAGCATGGCTAACATCTATAACACCATTTCGGTTGGTAACGACCAGCCGACGATTGGCATCACCACGCAGGCTTTGTACGAGAAGTACGAGGCACTATTGGAGAGCCAGATTCGGTACACGGATACCGATATGGCTGATGGCGGGTTCCAGAACCTGCTGTTCAAGGGCTGCCCCGTGACCTTCGATGACGCTTGCGCCTCTGGTCAGTTCCTTTTCCTTAACACCAAATACTTGCAGTTGGTTGCTCACAGCGATGTCTGGTTCAAGCCGACACCGTTCGTGCGCCCAACCAACCAGGACGCTGTGTACTCACAGTTGCTCTGCTACGGGCAGCTCACATGCAGCAACCGTGCACGCCAGGGCTTCATGCACTCGGCTACCTGATCCTGATGGGACGAGGATTCGCTTACGCTCACAAGGTTGGCTCACGCCCATACGGGCAGCCCGCTGGCGACAACTTTCGGGATTCGACTCCACGGCCTCAAACCGTGGGATTCTCCCGCAACATCCAGCAAGTCAACCCGATAGGCGGCGAACCCGTTGTCCCAGAATCGGTCAAGTGCAGCTCTCTGACCCGCGACGGGGTGCCCTGCAAGGGGCGCCCCGTCGGGGACGGAGACCTGTGCGTCTTCCATAGGGAGTAGCCGTGGACATTTCGACCATGCGGTCGTATGTCCGCTCAGTGGTTGACATCGACACGTCGGACATTTCCGACGATGTGATGAACCGCTTCCTGGGTGAAGCCTACGATGTGATTGTCTATTCGGAGAAACGCTGGCCGTTCTTCGAGGTTGCGACCACGTTCGACACTGTGGCCTCTCAGAAGGATTACACGGTCGCTGTTGTGGGGGCGTCGGTCACGAACGGGTTGCGTGAAATAGCAGCTATCAGGACCGACAATCATGTTCTCGAATACATCGGCCGTGATGACGGCGATGTGATCTACCCGTTGGATGGCAACACGACGGGTAATCCGTGGTATTGGTCTTTCTGGGCTGATTCGATTCGCCTCTACCCGACCCCAGGGTCGGTCGACACTGTTTACGTTCGGGGGTATAAGGATCCTGCGGCGTTCGGCGCTGGGGTCTCAGACGCCACTGAGCCGTCTGATCTGCCAACCCCGTTCCACATGGTTCTCGCTACTTACGGGATTGCGCGTGCTTACGAGCAGCAGGAAGATCCGACGATGTCGTCGCAATACTTTTCGATCTTCAACCAGGAGTTGGAGAACCTTCGTGCCCGCTACGAGGACATGCCGGCGGCACAGCCGGTCAGGTTGAACAGCCGGTCGGTGTCGCGGTGGATGTCGCAGTCGTACCTGCCGAATCGGTTGCGTTATTCGTGGGAGCTGTAGGTGGCTTCTACTACTTGGAAGCTTGAGGCCCTTGAGGCTTTCACGGGTGGTCTGAATCTTCGTTCCGACCAGTTCAATCTGGCGGACAACGAATCACCCGATCTGCTCAACGTCCTTGTCGATCCGCGTGGCGGCATTCGTCAACGTGACGGCGTGGACCGTAGGAACCCGACAGCGTTGAGTGCCGACATTCAGGGCATCTGGGCGTTGCACACTGATGGTGGCACCAATCAGGTGATGGTCAACTACAGCACGAAGGTCGCCCACAGTGCGGCGGCGAACTTCACCGACCTGACCGGTATCACTTCTCGGACGGACGGCAGCCGCGTGTACGGCGTGACGATGAACAATGTTGCTTACGGGGTGTCCTACGACCAGGTGTGCTTCAAGTGGGATGGGACGACAGCAGCCGATTTGGGGGTCACGCTCGGGTCGGGCGGCAACATGCCGCAGGCCCAGTACATCGCAGCGTGGAACAACTTTGCGTGGGTTGCCAACACCTACGAATCGGGAACGAACCACAAGTACCGTTTGCGATGGTCGAACGCCAACGATCCCGAAACGTGGACGGCCGCCGACTACGTCGACATCGACAAGGGAGACCACGGCGACTACATCACGGGCCTGTGCCCGATGGGTGACCGGCTGCTGGTGTTCAAGTCGAACAGTGTGCATGCCGTGTTCGGCTTCGATTCTGATTCTTTCCAGGTTGTGACGTTGAGCAACGATGTCGGGTCGGTTCCGTTGTCGTCGCCGGTAGCGACACCGTTCGGGGTGTTCTTCTGGTATGCCGACCAGGGCGTCTACCTGTACAACCGTGAGGGGTTCGTCTGGATCTTCGACAAGATGTCGCCGGCCGTGGACGACGGACGCATCTCGTTCGCCACGAACCCGCAGCTCGGGTGGGGAAACAACAAGCTGTACGTTTCGGTCGACTGGACGGAGGCCGGCGCGACGACCCGTCGGACGTTGATTTACGATCCGACGATTGCCGGCGGGGCCTGGGTGACGACCGACATTGATGCTGCGGCCATGTATTCGTACCGGCCACCGAATGATTCCTCAACCGTTTACGGGGCGTGCGTCGCCAACACGGGCGTGTTGATCGACGTTGAAGACGAACAGAACCGGTCCACAGACCGGTATGCGTCTTCTGCGGAAACGCACATTTCGTCGTATTTCGTTACACGGTGGGTGTCGGGCAAGAACCCGATTGTGAAGAAACGATGGGGTCGGCCCAGAATAGTCACCTCCGCCGAGGCGACCATCTCGCTGCCGGTCTCAGTTTTCAAAGACTACGACAAGTCTGCTGCCACCGGCAGCTTCAATGTGAGCATTTCGGGGAAAACGTCTACTTCGCTGTGGGGGACAGCCAAATGGGACGACGGTGATGACACGTCGCCGTATTGGGCTGCGTGGGATGCGATCTCGCGTGATCTCACCGCTGTGGTGCTGAATCTGCCCACACTCGGGACAGCGAAGGCTGTAAGTGTGAAAGTAAGCGGCCCGACTTCTAACAACCATTGGGAAATGAACGCTTTGGCTTTCGCCTACACGCCTAGGAGGCTCAGATAAATGGCAACACTGGCCGTTACTAACTCGTTCTCCGCTGGGACGACCATCGTCGCAGCGGATATGAACGAAAACTTTGACGACGTTGAGGCATTCGTCAACACCACCCCTGGTGTCGTCCAGAACGACATTGTCGACGCCAAGGGCGACATTATCGCCGCGACCGGTTCGGATGCCATTTCCCGTCTGGCTGTAGGCACCAACACCTATGTGTTGACAGCTGATTCGACGGAGGCGACGGGCCTGATCTGGTCAGCTCCGACGACCGGTGACATTACCGGTGTGACGGCAGGTACAAACATCTCGGGTGGTGGAACCTCTGGAGCAGTCACTGTCAATCTGGCGATTGACGCTGCCGTTGACTTTGGTTCTGACGGTTCGGGTGTGGACGTTTCGTTCCATTCGGCCACGGCTGGCGATCTTATGCTGTGGGATGCGTCGGAAGAGAAACTGGTCATCACTGGCACTGATGGTCAGACGGCGCTTGATGTAGCAGATGGCAACGTGACGATCACCGACACTCTCACCGTGTCTGGTGGCCTGGTGGCCCCTTTGGCGATCAACGCCCAGACTGGCACGACCTACACCTTCGTGCTGGCTGATGCCGGCAAGATGGTTACTTCATCGAATGGTTCGGCGCAGACGATCACCGTGCCGCCGAACTCGGGGGTCGCCTTCGCCATCGGCACGCAGATCATCGTCCAGAACATTGGGTCGGCTAACGCCACGCTGGCTACGGCGGGGACTCCGACGCTCAACTCGAAAGACGCGAACCTAGAGATCGACGGTC